GGGCCAAGTCAAAAGGATGCACTGCGTTTAAGGCTAGTCGGGTTTTTATAGAGCCTCTTAGAAAGTTCTGGTCAGAGAACCAAGAAGAGTTTGAATCAGTGATGGAGGAATCAAATGACGGATCATCGGCGGCAGTGAATCGGGAAAGGGTTTTGATGCTGAGAAAGCAACAGAGGAAACTCGATAGGGATTACGAGATTCAGACCGAAACGCTGATTTCCAAGGAATCGGTGAAAGACAGGGTGGCAAAAATGATGGGGGCGATTACGGGAATTTTGAAAAAAACGCTTTCCAGGCAGGATTACAATGCCGTGGCTAGACAGTTCCAAGAGTGCAACTTTGATCTCTGATGAATTTGGCATTTGAGTGTAGCAAAAAAAATAAATAAAAAGTTGTTGCACTTTGTGGTTGCGTGTGGTAAATATATCCACATGAAAAAACCTATAGAAAAGAAAACTGTTGTCCTTAGGACTAGGGTTGATGAACCTACTCATGAAAAACTGAGGGGGAGGAGTGAAACCCTTGATCGAAGCGTATGTTGGATCATAGGCGAGGCGATACGGGTCTATTTGGAAGGCGGGAAGAAATAACGAGGCTATTCTTAAAAGCCACAAACACCTCTCAAAATGAAAGAAGCCATTACTATCGCAGAATCATCTAGGCTCATTGAGCTAGAGAAGATCGTAACTACAGGACTGCAAAGCTGGATTGATGTAGGGGAGGCTTTGATTGAAATCAGGGACTCTAGGCTCTACCGGATCGAGGCCAAGACTTTTGAAGAGTATTGCCAGATCAAGTTTAAGATGAGTCGCCGCCATGCCAATAATTTGATTGCGGCGGCTCCGGTGGTAAAGACTTTGGGAAGCACGCTTCCCATTTCTCAAAGGGCGGCAGGAGAACTGGTAAAAGTCGAACCAGATAAACGCCAAGAGGTATTCGCCAAGGCAACGGAAGATGCAGGAGGTCACACTCCTACCGCACGCCAGATCAAACAGGTTATTGATATTGGAGCCAGGGAGGAAAAGGCAAGCTTCCCCATAGACACCATCAAACATACTCCAGAATCCCTTAAATCGCTAGAAGAGGCAAAAAAGGATTCAGAGAACTTATCCAACCTTAAATGGACTTGGAATAGATCCGGGAAGAAAGACCGCGAGGCATTTACCTCATGGATTAAAACGCAGTAAAACAACACACCATAAAAACAAAATGAACATAACCATTGAAAAAATAACACCAAAAAAGGCCGAGGAATACTTGGGAAAAAACACAACTAATAGAAAAATCAGGCAGGGGTCAGTTAATTACTATGCCAACGAAATGATTAACGGACGATGGAAGGAAACCGGTCAGGGAATTTCATTCTTTGAAGACGGGTCGCTTGCCGATGGGCAGCATCGTCTCTTGGGAATCATTAAATCGGGAGTTACAATTTCTCTTCCTGTCGCAAGGGGAATAAAAAAGGACGCGATGGGATCTTACGATGTCGGGGCAAAGAGGTCTGTTGGTGATTATCTGAATCTGCACATGGGAGAGAAGAATGCCAATAGGAAGGCGGCAGCCATCTGCAATATCGTCAGAACATTCTTCGGCACAAACCTGAGAGTATCCGCTGACCTTACTGTAACCATTTTGGATATTTACAGAGATCAGATGGAGCAGGTTGTTTCCTTTACCCATACCAACCATTTGCTCAGAAAGGGGTGGATCATTGCGGCATTCACGGTAGCGCTAAAATCACACCCGGATGTATCGGACTTTATTGCCGCTGTCGCAAGTGGTGCGAACTTAAAACCAAACTCTCCTGAGTTGGCGTTTTCGCGATGGATTGCACAAAGCGAAAACACTAGAGCGTCTCTAAATGATCGCTATTTGCGCATAGCATACACAGCGCTGTACGCCTTCATTAAAGGATCAAATGTTTCATTACTTCGTCCATCCAACATAGGTATCAACTATTTCAGAAAGCGAGAGCAGGAAACAATATCACTACTTGAGGGAGAGTTGATTATGCTTAGGGATCGTAAGGAAACACTATTTTCCGAGTAATCACCTTAAACTCAAAAGATTCAAAACCCCCATAGCGTTATGCGTTACGGGGGTTTTCTCTTGCCATAACGCCTAATGTCATGCATTTGTATGGCCGATGTGGGATTGGTTTGATGATTTTGTAAAGAGCCTGTTCCAACCTTTCGAGGACAGGACAATTTTAGAGTGGGCTGATGGAATTTTGAAACTGCCTCAATCAGAGAGATACCCTGTTTTTTTGTCAGAAGAGGCCGCATGGTTACGAGAACCATTGATTGCCATCTCTGACCCGAACATCAGAAGGGTTGATATACGGATGCCGGCTGGAGCGGCAAAGAGTCTGATTGGAGAAATCCATATCGCCTATGTGATCGAGAATGATCCAGGCTTTTATTACTATGTATGGCAAACGGACGATGACGCCAAGGACGCGATGGAAGATAGGGTTGTTCCGATGCTTGAGGGGAATGATTCACTCTTTAAGCTGTTGCCAACGGATAGGTCGAAGAAGCGGATTCAAAAAATATCATTCTTTTCCATGCCTTTGTATGCGGTGGGGGCAAATCCGAGTGCCGCGCAATCAAAGCGGGTAAAATATCTTACGATGGAAGAACCGCACCTTTATCAAAGCGGGATGATGAAGGCGATGGAGGCAAGATGCGTGGGAGTGAAAAACCCAAAGATCATAACCCTTTCGACAGGAAGTGTCGCGGGGGACGAATCAGACAAGGCTTTTAATGAGGGGTCATGCAAGGAGTGGGAGGCAGCTTGCCCATATTGCCACGAATACCAAAAACTCACCGATCAAAGGGACAGACTAAAGTCAGATAGGGATGAGAACACAATCGACAAAGAGGGAAATTTTATCTGGCACAAATTGCTGGAAACAGTCCGATATAATTGCGAACATTGCGGCAGGGATTGGCCCAATGATCAGGTATTTAGAAGGCAGCAATCGATAACTGGTAGGTATGCCCAGACAAATTCCAATGCCAAGCATGATCACGAGAGTTTCCATATCGAGGCAACTGGTGTGCATTGGATACCTCTAGCCAAGATACTAGAGGAAAAGCTGAAAGCCAGCTATGCGGCGAAGGCGGGAGCGATTGAACCATTGAGGGAATACATCCAGAAGATCAGGGCAATGGCATGGGATGAGTCACCGCCAGATTCTGAGTCAGGAGACGTCAATCGGATGAAGGGAGAGTATTTGAAAAAAATGCCGATCATCCAAGGCAAGAAGCCCGGCGAAATGGAGGATGAGATAGCAAGATTTTTGACAATAGACAATCAGGCAGGAAAGGCGTCGATAGGTGAGGGGGCGCATAGGTGGTATGTGATCCGCGCATGGAGTCCTACGGAGTGCCGATTGATCGAGGAGGGAAGAATTTCGACTTGGGAGGAAATGGAAGAAATCAGGATTGCAATGGGAGTTGAACCAGCAAGGACGCTGGTAGATTGCGCATATGATACGATCAGCGTTCAAAAAATCTGCGTGAGATACGGATGGATGGGGCTTTGGGGGGATACGACAGGAAAGGACAGCTTCCCGCACCATGAACAGATCATGACGCCAGAAGGGCCGAAAAGGATCACAAGGAAGCTTCCATTTTCTCCTGTGAGTTTTGGTCATGTGGGAATAGGAACAAATCAGCGGCAGCAATCGGCTAGGTATTTTTTCTGGTGCAAACAGCCAATAGCCAATCTCTATCACCGGATCAGGAGCGGCATGGCATCCTACAAAATGACGATTGCCGCAGATACGAGCGACGATTACAAAAAGCAGACTGCTGTGGAATACAAGCGGCAGATGGTTGACTCCAAGGGAAACAAGTATTGGGCATGGTTTAGACCGCCATCAAAACCAGATCATCTTTTGGATTGTGATCAAATGGGACTCGTGGCGGCACTTATGGATTCAAGAATCAGGCCCCTTCTTTACAGCTTCATTGACGAGGTGACAGAAGTCAAAGCAGATTGAAATTGACTAAATGCGAAAACGCACCTCACCGTTTTTTAGGTGGCAGCATCAGGATCATTCGATGGATTAACGCTAGACCAGCTAAATTCGCTTTTAGCTGTATATTTGCAATGTATCACTGCGATTGCAGTGCGAGGAACATCATACTCGATAGCAGGGAGAAGCTTTTCATTCCCTAACATTCCAGAGGTGAACCAGACAATTCTTGAATTGAATTATGCAATAGGAAAGTTGACTGGCGCAAGGTCAGGTAGCGCAAGGGCAAATTTCAATCCATCATTAGGGAGGGGCGCACCCGGAAATATAGGATTCGGATATGGGAACTAAAAGACAATGGAACAACGAGTTCGGGGAGCTTGCGACATTCAAACAAAATCGAATTGAAAAGCGTATGTTGAATGAATGGCTAAAGAATCGGCAAGGGGTTAAGCAGCTACGATCAATTTTCTCTAAAAAAACACATACTAATGAACCAATTCAAAGTCACGGCAGTTGACCGCATTTTAGGGTCAGTAGCTCCTGGCTACGCCATGAAAAGGATGGCTACCAGACTGGCTTTGCATCAGTTTCAATATGACGCGGCAAGGGCAACTACACAAAGACGACAGGCTCCGCAGAATATCAACCCGAACGACTTTCAGAAACAGAGAGACAGGTTGCAACTGATGAGGGAAGCCGAGGATATTGAAAACAATTTTGCTCCAGCCAAAACGCTGAATCGGAAATACGCCATGTATGTGGCTCCAGTCGGATATGACGCCCAGACTGGCGACAGTAAGCTAGATAAGGATATTGAGGTCTATCTGAACGAAATCTGGTTTCCATCCTGCGACATCACGGAAAGGTATGACTTTTTTCAAATGATGGAGTTTGGGGTTATCGGGAAAAATCGCGGCGGGGATTATGGGTGGGCCTTTATGCGCCCCGGTCTTGAAGAAGGGATGAGTGAAGAGGATGCGGTTCAGTTGCCGCTGAAAATACAAGCGGTTGAGCCTGACAGAATTGGAGGGATCTATCAAAATGTCGTAGCTGAGAATTATATCGGAGGGGTAATTATCGGGGAATACGGAGAGCCTGTTGCTTATCGCGTGTTCAAGAGGAATCCGGTTGTCTCTCAATATACCGATCCGGTTGACGTTCCCGCAGATCAGTTTGTCCATTATACCGATCCCTTGAGACTGGATATGTATCGGGGTGTTTCGATGCTCGATACGGCGTCTATGCCCTTGCGCGATCTTTACGAGTGGATAGAATTTTTGAAGGCAAAGTCAAAGGTTGCTTCTGCCCTAACCATTTTTACCAATAGCAATGGGGCAACCGTAGGGAATGGCGCATTAGACCCATATCAGATCACAAATTTTGCCAACAATCAGCAAGGATTACAACAGGACATCCACTATGGCCAAATCAACTATCTTCCAACGGGATCAGATGTAAAATTCCCTGATACGGCGGCACCGGGAACAGAGTCGCAATATCTCCAGAAGTTACTGATGAAGTTTTGTGCTTGGAGCTACAACTTGCCTCATTCTTTTGCGTTGGATGCAACCGATCTTGGCGGCGTTTCTGGACGGCTCGAAAGCGAACAAGCGAAGGCAGAATTTTCCAGAGGTCAAAAGGTCTTTGCTCCGAAATGCCACAAGATCAAAAACGCCGCATTGCTCGACGCGATTGCCAAGGGATATTTTCCTGTCAAATGGGCAGATAAAATCATCAAAGGAAGATTCGCATATAGGCCGCACCCTCAACCAGATTTAGGAAAAGAAGCCGCAGCAAGTATCTCTCTTTATCAAAACGGATTGCTTGATCCCCTTGGATTCTGGCGTGATCAAGGAACGGATGCGGAGACTGTGGCTCGTGATATGTC